GCAGCCCGGCCCTTTCCTGACCGGCGCCTGCCTCGCAAACCATAAATCGTAACAAATCGAGTTGTCGCTGATGCAAAATTGGCCGGCGGATAAAGTCGAGCGCCGCCCCATCGAAACGCTGGTGCCGTATGCGCGGAATTCGCGCACGCACAGCGACGAGCAGGTGGCGCAGATCGCTGCGTCGATGAAGGAATGGGGCTGGACGAACCCGGTCCTGGTCGACGAGGCCGGGATGATTATCGCGGGCCACGGCCGAGTTCTGGCGGCCCGCAAACTGGGATTTACCGACGTTCCGGTGATGGTGGCGACGGGCTGGAGCGAGCCTCAGAAGCGGGCCTATGTGCTGGCCGATAACCAACTGGCTCTGAATGCCGGGTGGGACATGGACAGCCTCAAGGTTGAACTGCAGGGGCTCAAGGAGTGGGAGTTCGATCTTTCGCTGCTGGGGTTCGCGGACCTCGATGCGCTGCTGGCGGACAAGACCGAGGGGCTGACCGATCCCGACGATGTGCCGGAGGCTCCGGTCAATCCGGTGACGCGGCTGGGCGATGTGTGGCTGCTGGGGAAGCACCGGATCGTCTGCGGGGATTCGACGGATGCCGACACGGTGGCGAAGGTGCTCAACGGCGTCGAGCCTCACCTGATGGTGACGGACCCGCCGTATGGCGTCGAGTACGACCCGACCCGCACCAGCAACAACGCGGCGAAGGCCGGCAAGGTGCTCAACGACGACCGGGCTGATTGGTCCGAGGCATGGGCCCTGTTCCCCGGCGACGTGGCTTATGTCTGGCACGCGTCGATGTTCACTGACGTCGTCATCGCCAGCTTGGAGCAAATCGGGCTGCAACGCCGATCAATGATTATATGGGCGAAGGATCGCATGACGCTCGGCCGCGGGCACTACCACTGGCAGCACGAGCCATGCTGGTACGTGGTGCGCAAGGGCGGGACGGGCCATTGGTTCGGCGATCGGGATAAGACCACGATCTGGAATATCAAGGCTCGGGAAGACGGCGGCCACGGTCATGGTACTCAGAAGCCTGTCGAGTGCATGAAGCGCCCGATCGAAAACAACAGCAGCCCCGGCCAAGCGGTTTACGAGCCGTTCTCCGGATCGGGTACCACGATCATCGCCGGGGAGATGACCGGCCGCAGCGTCCACGCCATCGAACTGTCGCCAGCCTATGTCGACGTAGCCGTGAAGCGCTGGCAGGAATTTACCGGCAAGACGGCAACGCTCGAGGGCGACGGCCGGACCTTCGCCGAGATCGACGCAGACCGCTTCGAGGGCGGCGAGAACCATAAGAACAGCGCCGACTGCTACGACGTCGCCATAGGTGCGTTGCGTGAGCGGATGGAAGCGGCCGAGTAAATGGCAACCCGCGGACGGAAATCATCGGCCGCCCTGGCGACCAACGTCGTCGAGGGCAAGTTCGGCCAGCGCCCCGATGCGCCGTCGGAACTGACAGCCGAGCAGGCAGCTATATGGCGCGAGACGGTCGCCAGCGAGGCGGCTGAGTTCTTCGCTACCGCGGCGCTGCGTTCGATGCTGGCGGACTATTGCCGGCACCGGGCATCGGCGGCCGTGGTGTCCGAGATCATCGATACGTTCAAACCCGACTGGCTCAAGGCTGCCGAGGGCGCGAAGCGGTATTATGGCCTGCTCAAGATGCGTGAGGCAGAGACCCGTGCTGCGGCATCGCTCGCGACGAAGCTCCGGCTGACCAATCAGTCACGATACACGCCGCAGGCGGCGGCAACGGCCACCAAGCACGCGGCACGCGGGCTGAAGCCTTGGGAACTGTGAGGAAGCCGAAACCGGAAACCCGAGGCGCGCGAGTCATCCGGTGGATTGAAACGTGCTGCAGGGTGCCCGAGGGGCGTGACGTCGGGAAGCCCGTCAAGCTGCGGCCGTGGCAGAAAAAGGAAATCCTCAAGATATACGACAACCCGCACGGCACACGCCGCGCGATCGTTTCGTTCGGCCGAAAGAATGGGAAGACCGCGCTCGCCGCGTTCCTGCTCCTCGTCCACACATGCGGCCCCGAGGCGCGGCCCAACTCGCAGCTGAATTCCGCGGCGCAGTCGAAAGACCAGGCAGCGATCCTGTTCAAACTGGCGGCAAAAATCGTCCGCCTGTCGCCGGACCTGAATGCGGTCGTGGTGATCCGCGACACGATCAAGGAACTGTTCTGCCCGGAGTTGGGCACCCTCTACAAGGCGCTGAGCGCGGAAGCCTCGACGGCTTACGGCTTGTCGCCAGTATTCATCGTTCACGACGAGCTTGGCCAAGTGAAAGGGCCGCGGTCGGAACTATACGACGCGCTCGAGACCGCCGTCGGCGCGCATGACGAGCCGCTGTCGATCATCATTTCGACGCAGGCGCCAACCGATGCCGACCTGTTGTCGGTGCTGATCGACGACGCGCTGCAGGGGAATGATCCCCATGTGGTGATCTCGCTCTACACCGCGGGGATGGACCTTGATCCATTCGGCGAAGAGGCAATGAAGGCCGCGAACCCAGCATTTGGGGACTTCCTCAACGCCGATCTGGTGCGAGGGATGGCGGAAGACGCGCGGCGCATGCCGGCGCGTGAATCGCAGTATCGCAATCTGGTGCTGAACCAGCGGGTCGAAGCGAACTCACCGTTCGTGTCTCGATCGCTCTGGGCAAGCTGCGGCGACGAGCCGGAGGAGTTCGACGAGGACACGGCGATCTATGCCGGCCTCGATCTTTCGTCGGTCAATGATCTCACGGCCTTTGTGCCGATCGGCATGATGGGCGGCAAATGGCAAATCCATCCGGTGTTCTGGCTCCCGCTCGAAGGGCTGGGCGACAAGTCGCGCAAGGATCGCGTGCCCTACGATGTCTGGCACGAGCAAGGGCACCTGCTCGCGGCGCCTGGCAAGTCGGTCGATTACGAGTTCGTCGCGGTGTTCCTCTGGGACTTCTGCCAGTCGCACAACGTCAAGAAAATTGCCTTCGACCGCTGGGGCTTCAAGCATCTGAAGCCCTGGCTTTTGAAGGCTGGCTTTACCGAAGAGACTATCGAGGAAATCTTCGTTGAGTTCGGGCAGGGGTTCCAGTCCATGAGCCCCGCGCTTCGTGAACTCGAAGGCGAAATCCTGAATGGCCGCGTGGCCCACGGCGCGCATCCGGTGCTGACCATGTGCGCGGCAAATGCCGTGGTGGTGTCGGACCCGAGCGGCAATCGGAAATTGGCCAAGGACAAGTCGTCGGGACGTATCGACGGCATGGTGGCGCTCGCGATGGCAATGGGCGTGGCACCGATGGAATCGACAGCCGAGCAGTCCTTCTGGGAAGCCGCGTAGGAGCACTGATGGCAAACTGGCGGCATTGGCTCGGCGAGAAAATCGCCGGGGTCAAGATGACATCTCTTGACCTGTTCCGGGAAGTCTATGGCGGGCGCTCGTCCAAGTCCGGGGCAGCCGTCACGGCGCAGTCCGCGCTTGAGGTATCGACCGTTCTGGCGTGCTGCCGCGTCATTGCCAACGGCGTCGCACAGGTGCCGTGGCCGCTCTATCAGGAAGCCAAAGGCAAGCGCCGCAAGGCAACCGAGCACCCGCTCTATGCCCGGCTCTATCGCCGGCCGAACCAGTGGCAGACCAGCTTCGAGTTCCGTGAGACGATCATGTTTCACGTGCTGCTCGGCTACAATGCCTATGTTTTCGTCAACCGCGTGGGCATGGACCGCAAGATCGTCGAACTAGTGCCGATCGAACCGCACCGCGTCGAGGTGAAGCAACTGCTCGACGGCTCGCTTGAATACAAGGTGAGCGACGGCAAGGGCGGAACGCAGACGTTTGGCGCCGATGCGATCTGGCATATCCGCGGCCCGTCGTGGAACGGTTGGGCCGGCATGGATGGCATGAAGCTGGCGCGCGAGGCCATCGGCCTTTCGATCACGCTGGAGCAGGGCCAGGCTGAATTTCAGAAGAACGGGGCGCAGATTTCCGGCGTCCTGTCGATGAAGCAGAAGCTGAGCCCGGAACGGTTCGCGTTCCTGTCGTCGTGGCTCGACAAGCATCTTCCTGGCGGCGAACGGTTCGGCAAGCCGCTGATCGCCGACGATGAGGCCAAGTGGACCGGGACGACAATGAGCGCTGTGGATCAGCAGCTCATCGAAACCCGCAAGCACCAGATCGAAGAAATCTGCCGGTCTTTCGGCGTCATGCCCATCATGGTTGGGCACGCCGACAAGACGGCCACCTATGCGAGCGCGGAGCAGATGTTTCTCGCTCACGTCGTCCATACCCTTTCGCCTTGGTATCAGCGGCTCGAGCAAAGCGCCGACGTCAACCTGCTGACCGAGCAGGAGCGCGACGACGGCTACTACACCAAGTTCAACCCCAACGCCCTGATGCGCGGCGCGGCCCGCGACCGCGCCGAGTTCTACAAGGCCGCGCTCGGGGACACCCAGCGGCCGGGCTGGATGGTCCGCAACGAAGTCCGCGCCTTGGAAGAGTTCGACCCTATTGAGGGCGGCGACGAGTTCCCCGCGCTGATCACCACCTCAAGCGAACAGACGCAGCCCGGGTCGGATGCATCAAAGGCAAACGACGATGTCATGCAGGCGATCCACACCCTCGCGGCCGAGGTGCGCCAGGCGCCGCCGCCAGTCATCAACGTGGATGCTCGTACAGAGATGAAGGCCGCCGATGTGGTGGTCAATTCGCCGAGCATCGAGATTCAGAACGTGATGCCCAAGCGCGGCGTGATGAAGAAAACCGCACAGTTTGACGATCAGGACCGGCTTGTCGGCATGATCGAGGAAGAGGTCGAGGAATGAGCAAGGGTAACACCTTCGAAAACGACGTTATGAAGCTGATCTTCAACGCGACGGCGATTGCCAACCTCGCGGACAACGCTGCTTCGTCACCGCTGACCAACCTTTACGTGTCGCTGCATACCGGAGATCCCGGCGAGGCGGGCGACCAGACGACGAGCGAGGCGACATACACGTCCTATGCACGCGTAGCTGTGGCGCGGTCGGGCTCGGGTTGGACGGTCACCGCCAACGAAGCCGAAAACGCAGCGCTCGTGCAGTTTCCGCAATGCACTGGTGGCTCAAATACCATCACGCACGTCGGCATCGGCTCGGCATCAAGCTCAACCGGAAAGCTACTCTATAAGGGCGCCCTGAACTCATCGCTTTCGGTGTCGTCGGGCATTCAGCCGCAGTTTTCGGCTGGCGACCTCGTTGTGTCTGAGGACTAACCCCTGTGGGGTTCAAGAACATAAGGGAGTGGCCGGACGCCGAAGATGCGGGGCAATCCTGGATCACAGGCTTTCGCAAGGCCCCGTCCAGCGTTGCGACGACGACCTCGGCATGGACGGACTATTCGTACTATGCGGGGTCTCCCCCCGCGAATTTCTACGCATCAACGCCGCTCGAGGCGGCAGAGGTCGACCCGACCCGCGGGCTGTATGTGCCGAGCGTCTCCCCGGCGACACAACACCTGCGCAATCTCAAGGTGATGAGCGCGGCCAGCGCGGCAACGTCAACGACCAACGCGAGGCAGAGACTCTGCCTCGCCGATTACCTGCTCTATTATCCGTTCATCGATACGGACGCGGTTGGCGAGCAGCAGGATCTAGTCAACACCGTGCCTATCCCGCGCTACTCGGGCGGGCAGGTGGTTGCGGTGTCGCAGTCAGCGGCCTCGGCGTCCGGCAAGTTCACGTTCAGCTATACGAACGATCAGGGCGTAGCGGGC